CATTCTCTTCTTCTTTCTCTCTTGGTTTCTATTTCTTCTCACTTCGTTCGAAGAAATATAAACCTAAGAGAGATAAGGGGATTCGGCGGATTCTCCCTATACTCTCTATCTATAGAGATAGAGAGTATAAACCTATCTCTATCATCTTAGACAAAGAGATGACAAAGTCACTCTCTTTGTAACTAAGATAAGAGATAGACTACTGAACCAAAGTAGCACTAAAGTGCTAACACTACATTAACAGAGTTAATGTAAAAGAATGGCTAGTATCCTTACAAAGTAAGGATAAACCTTATCTAATAATTATTAGATAAGAGATAGTTATGATACCATAAAGGTTTTACTAACGTAGTTAGTAAGAGTATACTCTACTAGTAGAGTATATATATATATATACTAAGAGTAGTTACTCTTAGTATACCGGCTGTTATATATATTACTACTACATAGTAGTAGTACGGCTTCTTATATATATAAAATCGACCAGTCTCTGACTGGTACCCCCGGATAGGCGCAAAGGAAGTAAAATAAGTCTATGATAGGTATATACATACCTATACCCCCGTTCCAAGTCACATATATATATACAATGGGGTGCAGATAAATTTAGCACTTTATACTTTGATGTTACATTTTGATGGTTTGGTGCATTATTATAGGTAGAGGGTTATTTTTTTAAGGAGTTTGTATGTTTGGTTCTAATGTGCAGCCTAAGCGCCGCGTTAAAATTGTTAAGAAGGAGCCTTGGTATTGTCACACTTGTGACTTGGAGCATCCTCATTATTATTCTAAGTGTCCTAAGTGTGCGGGGCATCGTCCACATTAAGGATTGTTATGCCTGATTATTCTTTTCGTAAGGGTGTTAGTGTTGATAAGGTTATGCTTGGTGAGATGCTTAGTGCGTTTCCTGAGAAGTTTGGTTGGTTTCTTAGTGTTGGTTACTTGCCTCATTATTGGCAGACGTTGTTTCATGCTAATAGTGTTGATGGTAGGTTGGTGCGGTTTAGGCACTTGGTAGCGGGGCGGCGCGGTGGTAAGACTCTTAGTGCTGCTTGGGAAGTATTATTCTATTGTTTGTTTCCAGAACAGTTTCATAAGGATCTTCATGGTACTGATCGGGATGATCCTTTGTGGGTGTGGGCTTTGAGTGCGTCGTATAAGGTGGGTCGTCCTTCGTATCTTACTATGCGTAAGGTCATTACTGATGCTGGTTTGGTGATTGGTAAGGATGTTAAGGAGAATCGTGGTGATTTGAGGTTCGAATTTGCTAATGGTTCGCTTATTGAGTTCAAGTCGGCGGAGGATCCACAGTCTCTTCGTGGTGCAGGCTTGGATATTCTTTGGATGGATGAGGCTGCATTCATTAAATCAGAGGAAGCGTGGCTGGTTACTCGCCCCTCTCTGAGTGATAAGCAAGGAATGCTCGTTACTACCACTACTCCTGATGGTAAGAACTGGTTTTATGACGAGTTCTGGGGTACGGATGCTATGAAGGATCATAATATTGGCCGGGTAGAGTATCGTAGTATTGATAATCCTTACTTTGCTAAGACAGAATGGGAGTATGTTAAGCGTAGGTACCATCCACTCTTGTTTAATCAAGAGTATTGTGCTGCTTTTGACAGCATGGCCGGCCGAGACTTAGCAGGAGACTGGTTAAAGTACTATACAGAAGAAGATTTGCGGGATGGTGAGGGGAAACCCTTAAAACTACGCAAATATATGGGCGTAGACCCAGCAGTTAGCATGAGTGGGAAGGGCGACAGGTTCGTTATCAGCGTCGTAGGCGTATCAAACTCTAATCAAGTCTTCTTATTAGAGCAATACGCGGCGCGTATCCCGTTCGCGGAACAATTGGAGAGAATCGAAGAGTATTATATTAATTGGAAGCCTGAAATCATCGGCATTGAGTCGAATGCTTATCAGGCTGCGCTTGTTCAGCAGGCTGAACGTTTACCTTCGATGCCTCCCATTGTTCCTATCTTCGCTAAAGGTAAGAAGTACGAGCGAATCCTCGCTATGAGTCCACTATTTCGCATTGGCAAGATCCGAGTCAAGAAGGATCATCGTGATTTTATTGACGAGTGGATCAATTATGATGCTAGTATGAGCAAACCTAAGGATGACTGCTTGGATAGTGTAGAGATCGCGCTGAGATGCGCTGGAGCCTTGCTCGGAGACTATGCTACAGAGGTTAAGTCTAATAATAATTTGCCTGACTGGGTACTGGCTGACAGGCCGGGAGCCAGTCGTAAAGAGAATTTTGTTGATGACGATTTGGGGAGTATGTGGTAATGTTAGAGAAGTATGAGAGTGGTCGTGTTTATGATATGATTACGGGTGAGTTGGCTGTGCAGGGGGATATGATTCTGGATACTGGTATTCGGACTGTTATGTATCGTCCGCCGCGTAATAATCGTACTATGTTTATGAAGGAGTCTACTATTGTTTGGTTGGCAGAGAAGGCAGGATACTCTCTTGTTAAGCGTGATGACGGAGATTCTGGACACGCAGAGGGTGTGGACGGAGCGGATGTTAGCGTTGGAGGAGGAGAGGCTGCGGTTGGAGCGGTTAAGGTTGGAGGGCGCAAAGCCTCTAAGTGATGTTCCTATGGGTCAGTTGCGTGTTAATGAGGATGAGCAGGACGCTGATTGGGCGTTGCGTCAGGGTATTATTGATCCTGCTGAGTATAAGGACTTGTTGTCACGGGCTGGTTTATCGCCGAGTGATATTGAATTTATCTAGGGGGATTTAATTTGTTTGAGACTGGTGACAATTTTATGGAGGATGTGCCTGCTGGCTATGCTTCGGCTGCCAGTCTCGTTAAGCGTGTGGATGATTTGCAGCGGCAGCGTGATCTTATGGAGCGTGTCTGGAAGATTAATCTTGCGTTTTATAAGGGTAAGCAGTACGTGTTTTATAATAAGCGTTCTCGTCGGTTGGAGTCGTTGGCGACTGAGGATGGGGAGAAGCCGCGTTATCGTGTGCGTATTGTTGCTAATCAGATTGCTCCTAATAGTATGGGCTTGTTGGCTCGGCTTACTAAGTCTAAGCCTACGTTTTTTGCTACTCCGGTGCAGGCTTCGTTTGAGAATTTGAAGGCTGTTGATGTTGCTGAGAGTCTTCTGGATTTTTGGTGGGATCGGTTTAGTCTTAGTGAGAAGCGTGAAGAGGCTATGTTGTGGGCTATTATTTGTGGTAATGGTTTTTGGAAGATTAGTTGGGATGATAAGACGGGTTCTAGTATGAAGTTATTGTTGGATCCTGAGAATAATAATCCTATTATTGATCCTCTTGTTGAGCGTTTGTATCGTGATAATTTGGAGGCTATGGGTGTTGAGGCTAGCCAGTTTGAGCGTGAGGTGTTTGAGGGTGATGTTCGTATTGATGTGATGAGTCCTTTTGATGTGTATTTGGATGATACGGCTAAGGTGTTTGAGGATTGTAAGTTTGCTATTTGTTCTCATGCTATGAGTGTTGATGAGGTTCAGAAGCGGTTTGGTGTTAAGTTAAAGCCTAATGCTGTTAATGCTTATCCTGATGAGGCGTTGCCGGGGTTGTTTACTAGTAGTAGTACTCAGACTAAGGAGAATGTTCGTCAGGTGTTTTATGGTTACTTCTTGCCTACGCCTGAGCGTCCTGAGGGTCGTGTGGTTATGTTTACTAAGGATCCTAGTATTATTCTTTATGATGCTCCGTGGCCGTATCCGTTTATGGAGTTGCCGTTGGTGAAGTTTCCGGGTATGCGTGTGCCGGGTCAGTTGTGGGATTCTAGTGTTGTTGAGCAGGCGGTGCCGTTGCAGAAGGAATTGAATCGTACGTTGTCTCAGTTGATTGAGTATAAGAATCTTACGTTGAAGCCGCAGATGTTGGCTCCGGTTGGTTCTCTTCGTCAGCGTATGACTGATGAGCCGGGTGCTATTTTCGAGTATAATCCGGTTGCTGGTAAGGTTCCTGAGGCTATGCCTATTCCGGGTTTGCCGAGTTATGTGGTGCAGCACTTGCAGGATATGGCTCAGCGTTTGAAGGATGTCTTTGGTTTGTCGGAGATTATGCAGGGTACTGTGCCTCCGAATGTTGAGGCTGGTGTTGCTATTGATCTTCTTCAGGAGGCGGCTACGGATCGTCTTGCTCCTCAGGTTCTTATGATGGAGAAGGCGTTGGAGCGTTCGGGTAACCTTATGCTTGCGTTGGCGCAGACGTATTATACTGAGCCTCGTCTTATGATGCTTAGTGGTGGTGCTGGTTCTAAGCCTCGTGTTGAACAGTTTGAGCATGCGGATGTTTTGTCTGGTGTTCAGATGAAGGTTGAGGCTGGTTCTGGTCTTCCTCGTACTCGTGCTGGTAAGCAGGCTCGTGTTATGCAGATGCTTAATATGGGTATGATTAGTCCGAGTAAGGCGTATAAGTATATGGACATGGCTGATTTTAAGACGCTTCAGGCACAGTTTCAAGCGGATGAGGATCAGGCTATGCGTGAGCATGATAAGTTGATTGATGGTATGGTTATTAATGTTGCGGCTGCTAATGATGCTCAGGCTCAGATGATGAGTCAGATGCAGAATCCCGAGTTTGATCCTGAGACTGGTGAGCCTATGCAGATGGATCCTGCCGTGTTGCAGCAGAGTATGGATGCTGGGTTGCAGCCGTTGACGTTTGAGAATAAGCAGGCGCATCTTGATACGCATGGTGGGTTTATGAAGAGTGCAGAGTTCGAGTTGTTACCTCCTGATGTTCAGGGTCGTTTCTATAAGCATTACGAGTTGACGATGCAGGCTATGACTGCTGAGTCTAATCCTCCGGTTGAGCCGCCTCGTGTGTCGCTGCAGTTGCGTGGCGCTGTTGGGCCGACTGTTGGTTCTAAGATGCTTAATCAGGCTGGTGTTGAGAATGTTACTCCTGAAGAGTTGTTGGAGCCGCCGCTTGATACGGTGGTTATTGATAATAAGGATAAGCCTAATGTTGGTGAGGGGCTTCCGGGCGATCAGTCTAAGATTCAACAGGATCTTCTTAATAAGATTATGGAGCAGGATATGCAGAATTCTCAGCAGCAGCGTACTGCTATGTTAGAGGAGGCGCGTAAGGTTGGCTTCTAGGACTGAGTGGACTGATGAGGCTAAGGCGCAGATTTATGTTCAGTGGATTGCTAATGATAAGAATGTTCGTAAGACTAGTAGAGAGTTTGGCATTCCTCATGGGACGTTGCGTTATTGGACTAAGGAGTGGGAGGCTAATGGTCCTCCTGAAGAGTTGAGTGATATTATTGCAAATGATGCTTACGAGTTTGTGCATCACGCTAATCGGGTACGCGAACAGGCTATGCTTAAGTTGGAGGAACTTATTCCTCAGGCCGAGTCGAAGCAGTTGTCTGCAATCGCTACTGTAGTTGGTATCATGGATGATAAGATTCGTCTTGCGTCCGGGCTTGCTACGAAGCGCACGGAGAATACTTATGTGCTTCCTAGTAAGAGTGATGTTAAGGAACTTATGGGCGCATTTGTTGATGGTCTTGTTAGTACGGCAATTGATCGTGCTGATGAGATTATTGATGTAGAGGTAGAGGAGCAACCCGAATACGCGGGACTCTTAGCGAATAAGGAGTAGATAGTGGAGATTGATATTGAAGGCGCGATGGACGCGCTTGTGCCGGATGAGGTTATTGAGGACACGCCTGTTAGCGAAACTCCCGTTGAGGAGCAGGTCGTTGAGGAATCCTTTAGTGGTCTTGATCCGACAAACCTTCCTGAGGATCTTCAGCCGTTCTATAAGAACATGCAGGCTGATTATACTAGGAAGACTCAGGAGATTGCCGAACAGCGTAAGCAGTACGAGCAGTTAACTGAGTACGGAATTGATCCTAATTATGCGTTGGAAGCGGTTGGCTTCTTGCAGCGATTGGACACTGATCCTGAGTTTGCTCGGGATGTAGTTCGTCACTTATCATCGCAGCAGGAATCCCCAGTGACAGCACAGCAGCCTAGTGAAGACGTTGTTCCTAATAATGGAGAGGGTTACGATTCTCTTCCGCCAGCGTTACAGGCCGAGTTGGAGCAGATGCGCCAGTTCAGGTCTGAGATTGTAGAGGCTCAGCAGCATCAGGAGATGCTGTCCGAGTTAGAGGCTGAGGAGACTCAGATTCGTGCTCAGTATCCGCATTATAATGATTCGGACATTGAGCATATTTATAGTCTTGCGTATGCTACTGATGGGGATTTGTTTGCTGCACAGCAGATGTATACTCAGGTGGAGCAGGGAGTGCTTAATAAGTATCTTCAGTCTAAGCAGGTACCTATGGGTGCTACTAGTCCGGGTGGCCTTGCGGCTACTTCGATTACTGGTAGTCATGCTAGTATTGATGACGCGCATAAGGCGGCTATGGAGTTGGTTCGTAACCTCGATAACTAAAATATTATTGGAGGTGTTGTAAGATGGCTGGTGCTAATCTTAGTACGCTCGGCAATATCCTGAAGGAGTATTATCAGGGTCCGGTTGTTGAGCAGTTGAATAAGGAAGTTCTCATGCTTTCGCGGCTTGAGTCGAAGTCTGAGGATCTGGTTGGTAAGCGTGCATACGTGCCGCTTTCGGCTACTCGCACGGGTGGTATTGGTGCGCGTTCGGAGAATGCTACGCTTCCCGAGGCAGGCAATCTGTCCTACGAGAAGGCTGTGTTTGATTTAAAGTACCTGTATGGTAAGGTATCTGTTACGGGTCCGTCGATGGCTAAGACGAAGAGTGAGGCTGGCGCGTTCCTTCAGGTCTTGAAGGCAGAACTTGATGGTCTGCGTCTTGATCTTCGTAAGGATCTTGCTCGTCAGGTTTATGGTGATGGTTCGGGTACGATTGCTGGCGTTGCGTCTATTGCTGCTGCTAGTGGTGGTGCTCAGGTTATTACGCTTGATACGTCGTCTACGGCTGGTAATGTTGCTGGTGATGGTAAGGAAGCCATTACTAAGGGACAGTTGTATGTTGGTATGTCTGTTAATGTTAAGACTTCGGCTGGTGCTGATGCTACGAATGGTGCGCTTCTGACCATCTCGGCTGTTGATGCTTCTACGCCGTCGATTACCGTGACGAACCTTGCTGCGGGTGCGCTGCCGACTTCTTCGGTTAGTGCTTATGTTATTACTCGTGGTGGTGTTCAGCAGTATGCTGCTGCTGAGGGGCTTTCTTCCACTAATCCGGGGACGTTTGCGTTGTCGGATGAGGTTGATGGGCTTCAGCGTGTTGTGTCTGCGTCTTCCGCTCTTGGTGGTATTACGCCGACCGGATCGTATGCTTGGTGGGCCGCTCAGGAAGTTACTCCTGAGGCTAGTGCTAATGCTTCGGGTACTCGGGCCTTGACGTTCGATGATATTCAGAAGGCGCTAAATAAGGTTCGTACTGCTGGTGGTTCCCCGACGGCAATTGTTACGTCGCTGGGTGTTCAGCGAGAGATTTATAATCTCTTCCAGACGCAGGCTATCTATCAGGAGGCTGTTCAGACTCCTAATTATCAGGCTGGATTCCAGACCCTGATGTATGCTGGCTTGCCGATTGTGGCGGATCTTGATGCTCCGTATGGTAAGATGTACATTCTTGACGAGTCTTCGCTCAAGGTGTACTCGGATCAGGACTTCCACTTCCTTGACTCTGATGGGCAGACGATGCGTCAGTCCGGGGATAAGGATGCGTTTGAGGCGGTCATGGTTCGTTATATGAACATGGGCGCTACGCGGCGCAACAATCAGGTTGTCATCAACAACATTGCTGTTGATGCGGCTCTGGATCTAGGTTATTAATCTTGTAAGGGGAGGGCTTTGGCCCTCCCCTTATACTAATTGGGAGGTGTTAAATGGCTAGACTAAATGGTCCTACTACTACGAATCTTGGGCTTCCTACGCTGGGACTTAAAGACGAGTTTGATTCGCATATGTTTAATGAGGCGCTGGGTAATATTGATACTCGCGTAAATATTGTTGCTGATGAGACTCAGGCTCTTGCTACGCATGAGGCTGACACGACTAGTGTTCATGGTATTACTAATACTGCTAACCTTGTTCTTACTGCTGATTCTCGGTTGAGTGATGCGCGTACTCCTACTGGTGCTGCTGGTGGAGTATTATCGGGTACGTATCCTAATCCGGGCTTTGCTTCGGACATGGCTACTCAGACTGAACTTGATAATCACGCTTCGGATACTACGAGTGTGCATGGTATTACTGATACTACTAAGGTTGTTATTACGAATGATACTCCGGCTAATAACGAAGTGCTTACTTATACTACGGCTAATGGTGTTGTTTGGGCTGCTGCTGCCGCTGGTGGTAGCACTGTTGCTTGTCAGTTAACGGTTCCTACAAATGCTAATATTACGGCGGATGCTCTTAACTCGCCTGCGAATTATGTGCAGTGGAGCACTCCAAGTATTGATACTAATAGTATGTACAATGCGAGTTATCCTACTCGTATTTTAATTCCTGAAACCGGCTTGTATTCGTTTGATATTAATAATCTTGGTATTTACCATGATGATGCTGCTACTGTTAGTATGGCTTTTTATGTTTTTACTACGCAGTCTGGTTCTACTTTTAGGACTAGTCCATATCGTTTTGGTTATTCTAGTACGGCTTTTAGTGCGGCTCGTAATGGTCCACATAATCTTCATGCTAAGGTTTATTGTACGGCTGGCGAGTCTATTGCTCTTGGCGTTGCTTGTGCGTTCGCTAGTACGGGTACTACGAGGACAGTTAACGGTGCAAACGACCCTAACTCTCAGTATGGTACTTCGTTTACTGTTGCTAAGTTATAAGTAGGTGTGTAACTGATGGTTTGGGAGAGGGGCTTTCGCCCCTCTCCTATTCTTCTATAGTAAGGAGGCGCTTGTGGGAAGAACGAACGAATCTAAATGGAAACGTATTGTTGCAAGCGTTAAGGCTGGCAGCAAAGGCGGTAAGCCGGGACAGTGGAGTGCTCGTAAGGCACAGTTGGCTACGCTAAGGTATAAGAAGTCTGGTGGTAAGTATTCTGGTCCTAAGACTAAGGCTCAGGCTAGTCTTTCTAAGTGGAGTAAAGAGAAGTGGCGTACTAGTGATGGTAAGCCTGCTATTCGTTCGGGTGGTACTGCTAGGTATCTTCCTGATGCTGCTTGGAATAAGTTGTCTTCTGCTGAGAAGGCTGCTACTAATCGTGCTAAGATGCGGGGCAGTAAGAGTGGTAAACAGTTTGTTGCTAATACTAAGGCGGCTAAGGTTGCTGGTAAAGAGGCAAGAGGGGGTAAGTGATGAGTACTACGGCGCATAATCGTTATAGTATTATTCGTTGGAAGCGTAGGCGAGGATTGTGAGTACGCCTGCGTGGACTCGTAAAGAAGGTAAGGATCCTGAAGGTGGCTTGAATGCTGCTGGTCGGGCCTCGTATAATCGTGCTAATCCGGGTAAGCCGGGTTTAAAACCGCCTGTGAAGAAGTCTGAGGCTTCTCGTAGCCCTAAGGCTGCTGCTAGGCGTAAGAGTTTTTGTGCTAGGATGATGGGTATGAAGAAGAAGAATACTTCGTCTAAGACTGCTAATGATCCTAATAGTCGTATTAATAAGTCGTTGAGAGCGTGGGATTGCTGATGAGTTTATGGTTGCCTAATGGTAAGGATTATCGGGCGTATAAGGTTGATCGTGCTGTGCGTGAGCATGATGAGCGTCTTATGTTTGCTCGTAATCCTGATACTAATGATTGGTGTATTTTTATTCGTATGCCGGGTGATAGGGATCCTTTTCCTGTTATTGGTTTTCAGAATACTATTCCTGAGCCGCATGAGGCTATTGCTAAGTTGAATGCTGGTGATACTCGTAAGCATGGTGATCGTCTTCTTTTGGAGGCTCGTCGTGCTGATGAGGAGCGGCGTAAGGCGCTTGATTATGTTAGTGAGCAGGCGGCTAGTGAGAGTGTTGAGCATGTGGAGCATTTGATGCGTAAGCATGGTAAGAGTCCTATTATTAAGAGTGTGAGAAAGGTGGTGGGTACGGATGACGGTAATGACTGATTGGGTTGATACTATGGAGGATTATGGTTTTGATGATCTTGATCGTACTACTCTTGCTCGGCTTCTTGATGATGCTCATAAGGAGTTGTGTTTGCGCGAGCCTTGGCCTTTTCGTGAGAAGCAAGAGTCCATTACTCAGGCCGCTAATGATGCTAGTGTGAGTACTACGCTTCCGTTGGGTCAGGTTCTCGCGTTTGTTAATAAGACTGATAATATTGTGTTAGAGCCTATGCGTAATGATTCTCAGTTAAAAGATTTTCTTTATGATTTGGATACGATTGGTTCTCCTACTCATTATTATTTTATTGGTGATGATTTATTCTTGTGGCCTACGCCGGAGGCTGCTAAGCAGTTGCGTATTAGGTTTCTTACTAATCCTTCGACGCTTGTTGAGACTAGTGCTGATACGAGTATTCTCTGGCCGCCGCGTCATGATAGTGTCGTATTGTATGCGGCGCTTAGTAAGGCGTATTATATTAATGATGATCCGCAGGGGGCGGCTATGCAGCAGGTCATGGAGGCTAGACTTCAGACAGCGCGTGGCGACTTGTGGATAAAACAGTATGATCGTCCTGATCGTGTTGTTGTTCTTGATGATAATGATTTTGTTTTCTAAGTAACGAGGGGGGTAGTTATGAGTTTAGAATTTACGGCTGTTCCCCCGGTGCCTAGGGGTATGAGTCTTGCTGGGCCACCATTGTTTATTGATGATGCTTATTGTCGGTGGATGCAGGATGTGCTTGTTGATCGTCCGGGTCAGATTCGTATGCGTGGTCCTTTGCAGTACTGGTTGGCTGAGGCGGCTATTGCTAATAACGAGTCGGCTCTTGGTGCGTGTGAGCATTATACTACGAGTAATGATTGGCGTGGCGCGGTGTTCTGCGCTACGGGCGTTACGGTGGATGGTGCTGCTCCGTCTGGCGATGCTAAGGTTTATGTTTATAAGAAGGTTGGTGGTATTGCTCCTGTTAATAATACTGGCATTACGCTTCCCTTTAAGTTGATTACTAAGTACGATACTACTAATAAGCGTTGGATTAATAATACTATTATTAGTGCTAATCCTGCTTTGCATGATGGTGTTTGGATTACTGTTTTTGATGATGTTACTAATAATGATCTTGCTAATAATGTTGCTGCTTTGTTGTATTGGCGTGGCGCTGGTCTTCCTACGATTGATATTGCTAGTGGTAGTTTTAATCTTGGTAGTAATGCTGCGCTTATTACTCATTCTAGTGGTGTGGGTAGTAACGTTGAGAGTGGTATGTTTGCTTTTAGTAATACTGGTGGTCGTTATCTTGGTACTGTTGCTAGTGTTAGTGGTAACGATGTTACGCTTGAGAAGGATATTCTTGGCCTTAGTGAGAGCGAGACTTACTCTGGTACTATTCGTTATATGAGTTTCCGAGGTTTTGTACACCAGTATGGTCGTGGTCTTGCTACTAATGATGGTGGTAATTTTCTTACTAGTGGTCGGCTTGGTTCTGATTCTGAGGGCTTGTTTAGTGCTGCTCGCGTGACTGTTAATGCGGATGATGCTACTCATGAGGCTACTGTGTATCGACAGTCTGATCACGCTTATGTTGCTAAGATTGTGTGGAATGGAACGCAATCTAATACGCAGGTTGAAATTAATAATGGTACTAGTGTTGCTAAGAATCGTTTGCAAGACGAGAATTATTTTATTATGCGTAACGATACTAACATGTATAATAGTGGTCTTGCTCAGGACTCTTTTAAGTTCCCTATGGATCTTAATAATCGGAGGCCAGATCAGCGCCCTAATACGCCTACGCTAAGTGGGTCTACAGTGGCTGCGCCTGCTCCCGGTTTGTTCAATGCTACCTATGCTAATCGGCAATGGTTCGCTAGTTTTAATACTAATAGCACACAGTATGATAAGTTTATTAATCGTGTCGTGTTTAGTGGTACAGATAATTCTGAAAATATTAACTTGTGTCAGGACGCTTCTGATAGTATTGTTATTCCCGGCAAGGAACCTATTCGTGGTATTGCTGGGTCTAACGCTGGCTTGCTAGTGTTCGTAGAGTCTAAGACGTATATCATTAAGGGAACTAATCGTTCTAACTTCTCGTTAGAAGAATTGTATCCTGATGGTACGTTATCTACTAGTAGTATTGTACAGGTTGGTGGCGGTGTTATCTGGGCTGGTAAGCAGGGTATCTATTATTATGATGGTGTTACGGTTCGTAACTTTACAAATGAGACACTAGGTATTTATTATACTGATGGTATTAAGAATTTTGATGTTGGTAAGGATCGTGTGTATGCGTTTATTAATAATAATTATCTTGTAATTAATTTTACTAATTGGTATTCTAATTATACTATGAAGCGTTGGGAGTCGGATAGTATCACTACGATTAGTAGTATTAGTGGTACTGCGTTCCCGTCTTCTCCTACTGATAGACAATTATTCTATCAGAGTACTGAACAATTACTTTATATTTATGATGCGCTTAATACGCGGTGGACTAATCTTGGTAACTTTGGTGATGAGGAAATCATTAAACTTACTAACACGGGTGCGTATAGTGAGGTTGCTCCTGATAGGATTACGTTTAATATTTATCTTCCTACTGGTGCTATTGGTACTCTTAGTAACTTTGCTCCTCGCGGTTACATGACTGATATTGTTGTTATGAATACAGTGACTACTAACAAGGGTTCTTTGTTAGATATGCGGAGTATTTTTACAGAGAATATTGACGACTTTGTTACAGATACTATTAAGAGTAATGATATTGTTATTAGTAGTGCTGGTACTACTCTTGCTGGACCAGACTTCTTTTTAGAAACTAAGCAGTATAACTTTGGTGAGTCTACTCTTAATAAGTGGTGGCGTAAACTAATGTTTAACCTTAGTATTAATAAGGGTTATATGATGGTTGAGTTTGTTGATATTAATGATAATAGTCTTGTGTCTGCTACTACGGGTACGGATGATTTGTTTTGTAATGCGGACGAGTCGGGGTTCTTTCTTATTCCTCCTACGAATCAGAAGTGGAAGTGGTATCAGGAGAATCAGTATTCGTGGAATAATTATTGGGCTAGTACTATTAGTTCTAGTCCGTATATTCAGTACTTGAGTGGGCCGCGTGTCTCTTCTGCGCCTACGTTTGATACTGTATACACGACTACGCCTCCTATTATTAATAATTCGCAAGCGTATCTTAATACTACGTCGGGTAAAGTCTTTGTTGGTTATCAGGCTTCTGGCTGGGTAGAATTAACCAGTGCTAACGGCTTACGAATTGGCCTTAAGTTTCATTCTACTACTAATAATCGTACTTATAATTGGACTGGTACCACTTGGGCCGAACTTGGTACGACTACACAAACATGGAATACGGTATTCCGTGGTAGTTTTATTCGGTTTAGCAGGTGGATAGGGTTTAGAAAGAATAGTCTCGGCTTTAAATTCTACTCGCTACGTAACTATAAGCCGGATGGTAGTACTGAGAATATTCCAGAAGTAGTTAATGTTAATGATTGGGTGTTTGGTTTGAAGCCACTAAGGAAGGGACGTAACTAATGTTTGGTATCCCTACATTTGATCTTCTTTCTGATAGGGGCAAGCAAGAATTTATTGAGTACGTGGTTAATCTTACTCGTAAAGAAATTAATAGTTACACTCCTAGTTATAATACAAACAACGCTACTGTTGCTGCCGCGGTTAATAATTATTTTGGTAATCTTGATGGTGGTTTTCCTGACTCTACCTATGGTGGTATTAGTCCTATTGATCTTGGAGGTGTTACATGACAATTCAAATTCAGTATCGTCGTGGCACTGCTGCTCAGTGGACTGCTGCTAATCCTACTCTTGCTCTTGGCGAGCCGGGTTATGAAACGGATACGGGTAAGTTTAAGGTTGGTACTGGTAGTGCTGTTTGGACTGCGTTGCCTTATGCGTCTGGCCCTACTGGGCCTACGGGTGCTGCTAGTACCGTTACTGGTCCGACTGGTGCTACTGGTTTGACGGGGGCTACTGGTCCTACTGGTGCTGCGTCTACTGTGACGGGTCCGACTGGTGCTACTGGTCCAACGGGACCAACTGGCCCTACTGGTGCAGCATCAACTGTTACAGGGCCTACAGGTGCGGCTAGTACGGTTACTGGACCTACTGGTCCACAAGGTGTCCAAGGAGTTACGGGACCTACTGGCCCTACGGGAGCAACCGGCGCTGATAGTACTGTTACCGGTCCTACTGGTGCGGCTTCTACTGTTACTGGTCCGACAGGACCTACTGGACCGACAGGCGCTGCTTCGCTTGTTACGGGTCCGACCGGGCCTACGGGAGCGCAAGGTGTTCAGGGAGTTACGGGTCCTACTGGTCCGCAAGGAGTGCAGGGTGTAACGGGTCCTACAGGTCCTACTGGCGCTGACAGTTTGGTTACGGGGCCTACTGGACCAACTGGCGCAACAGGCGCAGCCAGTTTAGTAACTGGTCCTACCGGTCCTCAAGGCATTCAAGGCATTCAAGGCGTAACCGGCCCTACTGGACCCACGGGCGCTCAAGGAATTATTGGGGATACGGGTCCTACAGGTGCTCAAGGTATTCAAGGAGTCACAGGACCTACAGGTCCTACAGGTGCTACTGGCGCGGCTTCCACAGTGACGGGTCCCACAGGGCCTACTGGGGCAACAGGTGCAGACTCTTTAGTTACTGGTCCTACGGGGGCGCAGGGTATCCAAGGAGTCACAGGACCTACCGGAGCACAAGGAGTGCAGGGTGTTACTGGGCCTACTGGTGCAACAGGAGCAGATAGTTTGGTAACAGGGCCTACTGGACCTACTGGTGCAGCAAGTACTGTGACCGGGCCAACAGGCGCTCAAGGAGTTACAGGCCCCACAGGTGCTCAAGGCATTCAAGGCCCTACTGGTCCAACCGGTGCTACCGGACTTACTGGAGCAGACTCTACTGTTACGGGTCCTACAGGTCCTACAGGCCCAACAGGTGCCGTTGGTGCTGCTAGTACTGTTACAGGACCTACAGGCGCTCAGGGTATTCAAGGTATTGATGGTCCTACAGGGCCTACTGGGGCTACTGGAGCCGCGTCTACTGTTACAGGACCTACTGGTGCTACGGGTGACACGGGTCCTACTGGTCCAACCGGCGCTACTGGCGCGAGTGGTAGTGCTGGCGCTGACGGTGCTACAGGCCCTACCGGTCCTACCGGGGCTGCTTCAACCGTGACAGGCCCTACAGGGCCTACTGGAGCAACCTATAATGCTACCAATGTAGTAATTACTGCACCTATAGAAACATTTGCTACTAGTGCCGCTATGACGGGTACTGTTAATTATGATGTTAGTACTCAGGCTGTGTTGTATGCTAATACTAATGCTACTGGTAACTGGACTCTTAATGTTCGTGCTAGTTCTGGCGTTTCTTTAAATACGCTTCTTGCTAATAATCAAGCAATCACTATTGTTCTTATTAATCAGAATGGTGCTACGGCTTATTATCAGAGTGCTATGCAGATTGATGGTGCTAGTGTTACTCCTAAGTGGAGTGGTGGTACTGCTCCTACTAGTGGTAATGCTTCGTCTAATGATGTTTATACGTTTACTATTATGAAGACTGCTAGTGCTACTTATACTGTGCTTGCTAGTGTTGTTAAGTGGGGTGCTTAGTATGAGTCCTATTAGGTCTAGTTTTAGTGGTATTAGTAGTCGTGCTTATCAGTCGGGTGGCCTTCTTCTGCCCATAATTAGAAGCAACAATTATTTTCAGTTAACACCGGGCCCTACAACAACAGCAATAACCTTCCAGAATTTAAGTTCTTTTAGCGTTGTTAATCTGCCAATTACAGCCGTTTCTTTTGTAGTTGCTGGCGCTGGTGGCGGAGGAGGAAGTGGTTCTAACTCTAGGGGTGGAGGTGGAGGTGGTGCAGGACAAGCACTTAGATACATTAATGTTGTCTTTCCAATAGGGCTTTGTCAAATCACTGGCGGATCCGGTGGCAGTCGTGGTAGTGGCAACTCTGGATTTACTACCAATAATGGTACGAGCGGCAATGCAATAACTTTTAATAGCACGGCTGGAACTTATACTGCTGTGGGTGGCGCGTTCGGCCAAGGCGGGGGACAAGGTAGTGCTGGTGGTGTTTCGGGCAACGGGTTTAGCCCCGGTTCGCCTACGTCATCTACTGGTGGGGGTGGTGGTGGAGCGACAGGCAATGGTAGTGGAATAACTCCCGGAAGTGCTTTAAGTCTTGGAGATGCTCCCGGCTATAGCACCATCTGTCAAGGCGGCGGAGGAGGAACTACGACTGGAAAGGGAATCACAAGTAATAATATAGGCTCTGGTGGTGGAGGCGGCCAAGGACGACCCGGCACTGGACTCACGGAGCGGAATGCAAGAAACGGCGAGAATGGGAGAACAGGTTCAGTAATACTGGTTCTTACAAACGGTAGTTTTATCTTTGAAAACGCTCCGGCTTAATAATTTAAAAATAATCCTAGGAGTATAATGAAAGTAGCAGTTTATAGTATTAGTAAGAATGAGGAACAGTTTATTAATCGTTGGGTAGAATCCGCTAAGGATGCGGATATGATTCTTCTTGCTGATACTGGATCAACAGATAATACTGTTCAACTTGCTAAG